CCCCAGATCGGCAGGTAGAGCCGCTTCATCAAGTCCCATCGGCTGGCGATCTTTTCACCACGGATAAAGTCGTTGATGTAATCACGTTGTGCAGCGGTGACGGTTGCTCCTGCCGTTCTGATTGCAGAGATGTATGCAGTCGCGTCAGCATCCCGACGGCTTGCAGCAATGCGTGAGTAGAGCAGGGACATGGCTAGGTGAAGTCGAAAGTGTCAACGCCGACGTTTTGCAGCGCGAAGTCGTCGCCCTCAAAGATCGAGGTGAGCTTGGAGTTGTTGATCGTCACGCCGTTGGATGCAATCGTCGGCACGCCCGCGCCTGTCACGCGGCGGAAATAGAGGATGTGGCCAAGCGTGAAGGGCGCGGTTGCATCGAGCTGGATCGTGATGGCGCAGCCGCTGGCGTTGGTCAGCCGCAGCTTCTTGCCTACGTCGCTCGGTGTCACGGTGCGGGTGGTTGTCGATACCGTCTCAATCGGGATGACTGAGGTGTCACCAGCCGCGCCCGTTGCTCCGGTGTTTCCTTGGTCGCCCTTGTCGCCCGTCGCGTAAAACTCGAACGTGACGGCCTCGTTGTTGGCAAACGCAGAGCCGGACACGAATGTCCCGTTGATGTGGTGATGGTTGCCCTCGTCCGTCACGCTGGTCACGAGGAAATTGAAATGGCTGGTGTCCGCGTTGGAGTTGCTGCGGATCACGACCCGCGCCTTGATCGTCGAGGTCGAGTCGTCAATCAAATTCAGCAGTGCGCTGGTGTCCGTGCCGTCAATGTCCGTATCCCTGATCGAAATCCGTGTAACGGCACTCAAAGTCGAGCTGTTGAATTTGAGCTGCCCCTGATTAGGTGATCCCGGACTTGTGTTCGTGTCGAAGGTGTATTTCAGCCCGGCACGGTCGCCTTGCGCTCCGGTGGCTCCTTGGATGCCTTGGATGCCCTGTATGCCTTGGATACCCTGCTCGCCCTGATCGCCTTGCACGCCCTGCAACCCGCGCGATACGGTCACGGCTACGGTTGCCGCGCCTCCTGTTTGTGTGACGTTCGCGGTGGTCATGTCAATGGGGTGATGGGTTGGTCGAGTTGCAGATACATCCGCGTGGTGATGTCGCGGTTGCCGGGGGTGGTTTTTAGCACGATGTCGAAGACATACTTCGCATCCTCCAGGTCGTCGGTTGAGCGGTGGATCACCACGTTGCCGCCTGATACGGTCGGAGCAAGCGAGAACGCATCATTGCAGCTCTGCATCGACCGCATCGCGCTTGTTACCGTAAACGTGCCGTCGATGGTGATCGGTGCGCCAGCGTCATCAAAGAATGACGCGGTGATGTCGAGGTCTTGCCCCCGGATGAGATAGATAGTATCGGCCATTGGTTAGTCTCCGGCGTGGATGTCGATGTAGAGCGTGATAGGTGCAACGTCTCCCTCGAAGGTCACTGTGTCCCCTGCTGATGGGTGCGCCCCGGCTGGGCTGGATTGCAGGCTCATAAAGGGAGCGGTGAAAATGTTTGTGTTCGTGCCGTCGGCGATCTCGACTGTCCCGGTTGTCGAATCCGAGCGGATCAGGATCGAGTGGACTTTCGTCATCGTCGGCAGTGCGCGGCCTTCGTAGTCGGTCGCGTCCCAAGTCACGCCTGCGAATTTGAATGCCCGGCTTGTGCCGACTCCCGCCGTGGTATTGGTCGAGGTCGTTGCGGTCGTGATGCCTGCGGATGTGCCGTTGGCGTGCGCGAGGTTGAGCGTAGAATCGTTCGCAGCCTTCTCGATGGCTGTCAGGCTGTAATCTGCACTCGTGCCGCCTACGGTGTAATGCGCGGTGATTGCGGCGGTGGCGGTCAATGCTGCCCGAACCTTGGTGGCGACCTTGGCAGCGGTGTCGTCGGTCAGCAGCAATGCAACCGGCACAAGCAAGGGCGAGCCGGTCACAAGCGCAGAGGTGACGGTCACGTTGAGGTTGCCCGCCGTGGTTGCCCCGGCTGCTGCCACAATCGTCGCAGTCTCGACTTGGTTGGTTCCTGCTACCGTGCCGGTGACTGCGCCGGTCGAGAGGTTCAGGGTCAGCGTGTCACCGTCCTGAATGAGCATCCCCATCGAATAGGCGACGGTTGGCACGTCCGTGTAGCTGAGTGCTCGCGCTGATGTGCCGATGCTCTGCGAGCCGCTGACGTTGACCGCGCTGGGATCGGCGGTTGCCAACATCCCGAATCGAACTTCTGTTCCGGAAAGAGTCATGGCGTAGGCTTGCCCGATGCGTGGCGAAAGTCAAACAGGTGGCCCGAATGTCACATCTTCGATGGCAACATCAATCTGGCCGTTGAAATCATCCACATAATCAGCTTCCGCATAAATTACCCAAAGATTGCCGCATGCCCGCCCCATCAATCCGAGATCGTTTAGATCAACCACGATTTCGATGGTTCCATCGCCCGTCAAAGTTTCTTCTTGGATTAGCACGTCGTTAATTTCGACCCTAATGGTAAAAGTTGTGCCTGTCCCCATTCTGGGGTTTTGAGCCACGACGGTGGCTTTCCAGATGCAACATGTCGCAAACTTAACACTGCCTGATCCACTTTCGTAAAATCCTCCTTCGCCAATTAAAATCCATGCATCACCGAAGGGGCCAGTAAGATCACCATCTAGAAAATCTATTGTCCGCCAATTCGGTAAACCTCCCGAGTCACAGCAGTAGAGCGTCCCGTCAATGTCGATAGGCTGGATCAGGTGATTACTCATGGCGTAGGTATCCCAAGGATGGTGTATTCGGTCGGTAATCCATCTATGCAGATGTTTACCGTAACCTCGTCGTATTCAACCCATTCTGGCGCGGTGCCATCATGGTGCATGACCCAGCGTTTGCCGGTATCGGGGGCGGAAGGGGCAGGCAATAAAATCCATTCCTCGGCAGTCGCGTCCCAATACAGCATATCGCCGTCTGTCTCTCCGTCCGGGATTCCGGCGGAATCTATCTCTATGTTAATGGTGTCGGCGTTTTCGGTAATCGTGATGCCATCTCCGGCAGTCAAATATCTCAACTCCCAAGCCCCCGTTGTTGTGTTCCACTGCTTCATCACACGCGCTTCTCCCGCACTCGGTGATGTCGTAGTGTTTTCCAATAGCTCTGGCTGAAAATGGTCAATGTGACCAGTGTGGAGTTGGTTGCGTTGTAGTTGGGGTGGGGTTGTCGTGCTTTGAGGGTTGGCGACGATCTCAGCAATGCGGATGTAGCGTTGCCCAGGCGTGCCTGTCTGGTCGTCACCGCCGATAAGCTCGGGAGGAGCATCATCCGGCCATGCGGTTCCGCTGTCGAACTCTGCCGCCGTGCATTTGCCTTCGGCATCAATCGTCAGCTCGACCCAGAGCTTGTCGTCCTCGATAACAGTAAGCGGCGCGTCGGGTGTTGGCAGGGATGTAATCTCGATTGGAGCGCCCGTCTCATCACTGGCATTGTGGCGAGGCACGACATGACCGAACTCAGCATAGACCTCATATGTAATCGGATCGTCATCAACTTTCCGCAGCGTGATCCATAGCGGCGGTTTTATTGATTTATTGGTTCCCTTTGCGACCGTGCCGACAATCTTCCGATCTCTTAGCTCAGTCAATGCCCGATTCACGCCCCGCGCCCAGCCTATCAGGCCGCCGACCGTGTGAGGCCTTGCCGGGATCGTGACGTTACCTTTTAGCCAGAAGTTCATGCGCCGTAAAGGAATTGATTTTTTGCGTTGTCTGGGATCAGCCGGAAGTCGAGGGTCTTGATGAACCTATCCTCGCCGGATTGTGTTTGATTTGCCGATGCCAGCATGTAGCACCAGTCGCTAGATGGCTTCTGCGGGTTGCCTGGCGGGTTTGCCACGATCTTGTTCAGGGAGTTGAGCTGCGCAGCCGTAAAGGGTTTCGATCCTTCGGTGTGATAACTGTATGTCCATCCAGCTCGATCCCAAGTTGATTCGCCTTCTGCGATGATCTTTAGGAACATCAATCCGTCTTCAGACGTGACCTGATCTGCCGCTGGCCGGATTGAATACTCGCCATCAACGGTGTTTAAGGCTAATGCAAATTCTCCAGGCGTGAATGGGTCTTGTATGTAAGACCATTCGCCGCTCAATAGGTTTCCTAGAGATGTTTTTTCAGCCGCAGATAACGGCTCCCACTTGGGATGGGAGGAAAGAGCATCGGGATTGAGCTGCCCAGACAACGTGCTTGTCGCCACAGTCAGCTCTTCGCCGCTGGAATCGTTGCCAGAGTATTGGTATCCGGTGAACGTGCATTTGATGAGCGTGAAGCCGTCGCCCCGGTCGGTCGGATCGGTCTTCTTAAGTTTGAGGCTGCGATAGATCGACGGCACTTCGGGGAATATGCTGTCCCATCTTGCACCGCGCTGAAATGCGTTTGTGGTCGAAAGGTCAGCGGTGCGGATTAGCACGTCTTGCTGAGCCTCGACGCCTCCGTTTTCCGTTGAAGTAATGGAGAATCCGGCTTGCGGAACCAGCTTGATTGCCGAGCTTAGAAATTGCTTGAGTGCCATGGCTTAGGGTTGGGGGGAAAGTTTTTGATTAACCGCTTGAAGCTCGCGGACTGCATCGGAAAGGATATTTACAACGCGCTCGCCGTTCATCATGGTTGCCGGTTCGTTTGGCTGGGCGTATCGGAATCCCTCAGCACCAGGAACCATGCGTGGGACTGCTTTACTTGGTAGCTCGATTGCATCCTTGTATTGAGTGCGGATTTTTTCGATAAGTTCGCTGCCCATGCTTTCGCGGAGGTATTGACGATCTTGTTCCTGTTTTTTCGCATCCTCCTGATTGACTTCTCCGGTAATGAAGTTTCTCCGCGTGTTCATGAACCCACCAAGCTGCTGCCATGCTTCGGAAAAAGCTATTTTCAAGCCTCCGCCGATAGCATCACCTATGATACTGCCAATCATTACAAAGCGGGTAATATCGCCGTTTACTGCGTCGGATATGCTCATTCCCAGTAAGTTGCCCATTTCAGTAGCTTTGCCTTCGAGTTTGGGGATTCCTTCACCCATCGCATCAAGCGCGACTCTTAGTCCGTCATTGAATCCGGTTCCGAATGCGATTTTCACGCCGAGGATTGCATCCTTAGTCTTGGCAATTTTTCCGCTTGTGGTTTCCGCTCCTTTTTGGATCGCTCCAAAAAACAATCCGCCTTCCGATGTTGCTTCTTTAAATGATTGCTTAACCTCCAATGCGGAAATTGCGCCGTCCTCCATGCGCTTCTTGAGTTGCACCATTGACTCTCCTGTCTTTTTGGATATTTGCTGCAACGGGTTAAATCCGGCATTCACAAATTGTAGAACTTCCTGCCCCATCAGTCGTCCCGCTGCGGTGGTTTGCGCGAATGCCAAGGCTAGGCTTCCGAATCTATCAGAGTTGCCCATTGAAACATCAGCAAGGTTTTTCAGGGTCGGCATAACGTCCTTTGCTTGCAACCCAAAAGCCATAAGGGTTTTCCCGGCTTTGGCATAATCCTCAATCGAAAGAGGTGACTTTGCCGCCTCTTTCCTAAAATCATCAAGCATGCCTTTTGTTACGCTTGCCGATTTGGTCAGCACCTCAAATTGCATGGTCAAATCCTCTATGGATGCTGCTGCTTCGGATGATCCTTTTACGAATGAAACAAGCCCCGCCGTCAACGCACCAGCTCCAAGCAATGCTGTCAACGCCGCGAACGGCGAAAGCAGACTCTTGCCTACCTTCATCGCCACGCCACCAAGTGACTTAAAAGCAGATTGCACGCGAGCCAGCCCGCGCTCGACGGCGGCTCCCGCGAATTTGAGGGTAAATGTGGTGCTGATGGCCATGGTCGTTTAGAAGTTGAATTTGGGTTTTGGTCGTTTCGCTATCGCGTTGAGCTTCTCGATGATTTCAGATTTCGCCTTGCCGCGCTGCTCGATTGATTCGATCTCGCGCCCGGCTTCGATCCATGCGCAGGACATGAGCTGGTTCACCAGCTCGGCTGGCAGTTCGTAAAGTAGTTGATCGCGGGTGAGGTTGCATTTGCCGAGGGTGTAGATGATTACCGCTTCCGCGCACGGGTCGCAGGCTTGCGGCTTTTGGCTGCCTGCGCCGGGGCTTTTTTTGGGACTGTCATGCTGGCGAAGTAGGATTCGATCTCCTTGCTTGCGTGCGTCCAGAGTGCCACCAGAGAGCGGCTTGTTGACTCCATGAGGAAAGTTGTCACGCGAGCCTTTGCTGCCGCCCCCTTGATGCCCTGGAGCGTCTTGGGATCGGTGGTGAACGCGAAGCAGATTTCGGCGAGCGCGTAATCGTCCACGTTGCCCTTCTGCGTCATCACCGGGTTCTTGCGCTCGGTGAGCCAGTGGATGTGACCGTATGCGCAGGGGTGCGCTTTGTGTCCGGCGATGGTCTGCGGTTGTGCGTATGCTGGTTTCGATTTCATAAGTAGGAAAGAAGTTGAAGCTGTTTTGATTTCGGCAGGTTCCCGTCGAGCATGACGATGGATGCGCCGGCGTTGACGAATGTTTTGGGGATTGAGTTTTTCGCCCAGTCAACTGCTGCCCAGCGGTTGACGATGTAGCAGATGACATACGTCAACGGCGATTCGGGCAGCTCGTGTTCCAAGGCTGAGACGCGGTTTACATCCTTGCGAATGCTGTCCCGCGAAACGCCGAGGAACGAAGCGCCTTTCTCGATCCAGTCTGCTTGCGACTTTGCACCTCGGGCATATTTCGAGAAATCCATGACCGTGCCGAATGGATGTGACGGGAAATCCCGCTTGAACTCGTCGGGATGCTTCCACGCTTTGCTGATCTCCCTCGTATCATACTTGCCGCATTCCGAGACGGAATTGAGGCGGAACGAAAGGTAGTCATGCCCATCATCCGATTGGATGACCTCGGCAGGCTCAGGAAAACAAGGTGCTATGCCGATGCTCATGCACGCGGCGAAAAAGTTGATGTCACCCGTGCGATGGGTCGAAAGTTGCGGTGTCATATTTCATGGGGTTGGAATCCTTAGG